ATGACCATCTCGACCCACGCCATAGTGCTTTTCGCTGCGCTGGCGGCAACCAGCGCAATTGCCAGCCCGGACCCCGACAAAGACCGCCAGGATGCCCACGGGGCCCAATCACAGCAGGGCGATGATGCCGCGGCGCACGGCTACAAGAACCCGACCGGCCCCGACCCGGACCCCCGCATGACAGGGCATGGCGAGGGCGATACGCACGAGCACGACGATGCGCACAGTGAGCCCGACGAAAAAACGTCGGACTCACAATAGCCACCGGCATTCTCGACCTCGGCGACGCCGCCTCGGATGCAATGATCCGGTTGGGAAGCGACCATAGCGGTACGCGGGCCGGCCCGACGCATGCGCGAGGCTCCCTCGGACGATGATCTTGAACCAGGAAAAGGCTGGTTTCTCCGCGCAGCAGCTTCGGCCATTGGTGACAGCGTGCCGCCCGCTCGATTGGCGGACGCTGCGAGACTCACACGGACCCGGCCCGACAGCGCTTCGAAACACCGAGACTGACATTTCGTCAGCCTGGAAAGCAAAAGCCCCCGAAACTCTAGGAATTTCAGGGGCTCAGGCTATAGGTAATGGCGGAGAGATAGGGATTTGAACCCTAGGTACCCGCGAGGGTACAACGGATTTCGAATCCGTTTAGCACCCTCACCCCGCCGAAACACTCAAGCCCGAACACCCCGTTCTTAGCGCCTTCACGAACTACCCCATGTAGTAGCTAGGCGATATTTGGGGGAAGGCGATCACCAAAATTCCCCCATCCTTGTTAAACTAGCGAGGCGGCTAGGGGGCACCCGAAAAGCAGCTAGTCACTGCCTGCCGTCCAACTTCGACTTCCCTGACTAGGAGCATATTATGATTACTCAAGAACGACTGAAGCGCTGGCTCAAATACAACCAGGTAACCGGCATCTTTACTTGGAACGAGCAGCGCCAACACATAAAAGCCGGCTCAGTGGCTGGCAGCGTCAAGAAGTCAGGTTACATCGAGATCAAACTTGACGGGGTAAGCTATCAGGCTCACCGCCTGGCATGGCTGTACGTCCACGGAGAGATGCCAAGCGCTTGCATCGATCACATCGACATGGACAAGACCAACAATCGGTTCCGCAACTTGCGTCAGGCTTCGGCGGCCGAAAACCTGCGAAACAGGAAGACGCGCAAAGACTCGGCAACAGGGCAGAAAGGAGTCTATGCCGCGACAAACCGATTCAAGGCGCAGATCACCGTAGACGGCAAGCGGATCCACCTAGGCTGCTATGCTACTAAGGAAGAGGCCGCAGCAGCCTACGCCAAAGGCGCAGCCGAGCATCACGGGCAGTTCGCCCGCTCAGCGTGAACGGCTCCACCAAACAAGCCCCAGAATACGGGGCCTCTAGCAGAAAAGGTTGTTGAAAGTTGCTGAAAATATGTCCCGGTTAGTCGGGGTTTCAGCAACATTTCAGCAACCTTTTTTGTTTCCCCTCTCAGCCCGTCCGGGCAACCTCAATTCCCCCTCACCGCGTCATATGAAACCTGGCACGTCAGTCCTGCCGCTCGGCTTCGATCGGCAAATTCAGCAATTCCTCCCGCAGCCTTATCAATCCGGCTGAGCATGACGGCAAGCAGATCGCGGGCGGGGTCGGTTGTCTCGCCTCCACCGGCAGCACCGGCACAACTGGCGGGTCGGCGTGATAGCTGGGCGACTCGTGCGCGCAACCGGCTAGCAGCGTCATCAGCGGCAGCAGCATCAGCGGCAACTGCTGCAATCTTTTCCTGTGCGTCACGGCGTATTCCCTCGATGGCAGTTTGTCGGCGTTGTTCTTCGGATCGGGATTGCGCCTGGGCAATCCTGGCGGCGGTCTCGTTCGCGGCCAGGATGTCGCTGAGCTGGCGTTCGTAGCTGTTGGCCTGCCACTGCCAGGCGCCGGCAGCGGAAAGCGCCATCAGCACGAGCACAGCGGCAGCCAGAGCGATCAGCTTGTACTGCTTGAACAGGGCGATCATTTGCGCCCACCGTGCTCGAGTGAGAAGTGGTTCCCGTCGTTGAACCGTCCGCCCCAGGTCCCACCGATCGACTCCCAGAACTCGCCGAGCGGCGTGTAGTCCTCGCTGGCGGTCATGTACTTACCGCCTTTGAATAGGTTGAAGTCGACGGCCAGGCGCTCCTTATGTAGCGATACGGCCGAGCTGTAGGACTTCTTCTCACCCACGGCACCATGTACGCGCGGGTCACGGTAGGCATCACCAAAGGTCAGTTCGTAACCGTTCGCATAGGCGAAATCGATCAACCGCGCGATCATCTGAGTGAACGCGCGCTGCTTTTGTCCGAGGGTCATGATTTTCTTCCAGGCGTAAAAAAGCCCCGACTGGCGGGGCTGTTGGTTATCAGGCAGCGATAGTGCCGAAGCTCTTCCATGTTCCGGGCGTGCCGGCCCCTGTGCAGACCCAGCCGATAACCCCCGACGCCGCAGGGTTGGAATTCCATACAACATCGCCCTTCTCAAATCGTCCTGTAGTTGGTATCGCTGTTCCGTTCCAGTCGTTCCGGTTAGGTCCAGCGGCGCCATCACCCGACGCAAGTTGCGCAGACTTCGAAGTGTTGCGGAGGTTGTTCCCGCTCCATAGATCGATGCGACCCTGAACCTGAGCGGTGGATGCTGCTGGAATAGCCCAGTTACCCTTCACTTTGGACTGGAATTTGGCGTTATTCAGAGATAACGCGATAGTGGAAGCGGTTGCCTTGGTGGCGTCTAGAATGTTGTCGTATACATCAACTTTTGTCATCAGCGATGTAAATGCTCCGAACCATTCAAACGTCACGCCCCCCGATGTTTCCGTGCCCGCCGCAGTTCCGGTCGGGATAGTTGAGCCGGTATATCCCGTCTGCGTTACTCGATACACCTGACCATTGCCAGAGTTGTAAACGAGATTTCCAGCCGTATACCAGTGGGTCGGCTCGACGAGCATAGGTTCAATCGCCACGCTAAGCGCCATGTATGCCCCGCCCACCGCATTCGAGACGTTGTTCAGATAGTTGTCACGGATGATAGCGGGCTCATCGAGGACCCCTGATCCCCCTATGAACGAATATTGAACATCTTCGCAGCGGTTACCTTCGATAATTCCACCAAATGAGCGCAGATCAAGGACTGTTCGGCTGCCGCCCGCACCGTTCTGATTCTTAAAGACGTTGCCAGCTACAAGCCCGCCATGAACGCACGCTAGCGACATGCCAATATCATGGAAGTCCTCGACAGTGTTGTCCTGAAGCATCACGCCATTGAAGAACGAGCCGGACTTGTTGGTAACAAAGCTGTTATCCAGCAATCGGTCGAATATTTCTACCGAAACCCCAGGGCCAGACGTGTGCTTTATCAGATTGCCTCGGATAGAGACGTTCTTTACCTCGCGGCGATTGGCACCGACGTTGTTGCTGATCTTGACGCCAACGGACTGAGGGTCTGCACCGCAAATATTGTTCGTCACCTGCAAGCCATCGGCCGGATAGGCATAGAACGAATGCTGCGTCAGGCCGCCAAAGGTCGTATTCCCGTCCATACGGACATTGCCAAACCCAGGTAGCGCGCAGATAGCAATGGCAGTGTTGCCGATCTGGTTGTTTGAAACCTCAATCGTGTGGTTTCCGTGCGGGGCTGCGCTGCCATCAACTACAGACGCAACTGTAGCGTTCTCTGCTGCATACCATTTAGCGTATACCTGAACCCCCATCTGCTGCCTGCCGGTATCGAGCAGAGGGATATCCGCGTCCGGGTAGGTGCCCTCGATATGGTTCCCGGTGATCGTTACAAATGAAGAGTACGCAGCCTGAATGCCATAGTTCTTGAATCCCCGAACGTCGCAGTTTACAGCGGTGAATCGTTGGCCGTTCCAAAAGTCCAGGCCGCGAGCCATCGCGTTTGCCGTGTTGGCGTCGGCGTTATAGGTCGACGCGGTGTCGCTCGCGCCGTAACCGCGAACCTTCAGACCTATGTAAGCAACGTCATTCACACCATTCGACCACAACAGGCGGGTGTTCACCGACTTCTGGTAGAGCGTGCCACCTGCACCCCATACGATCGTTGGCTTTACCACTTGCACATCGCCAAGCAGGCCGTAATGGCCTGGGCCTACCAGCACGAAATCGTTTTCGTCGACGGCCTGCTTCAGCGCAGCAGTGCAATCGAAAGATGATGTCCCGGCAAGAATGGCAGCACGCTCGGCTTCCGGCACGTACTGCATGAGACTGCCTCGCCCCTGCGTGGCCGATATCTGATCCGAAAGTTTATGGCCGACGGTTCCCGCTGGGTAAGCAGCCTCGGGGTCGAAGCCAACAATGCCGCCGCCGCTGGCAGAAGCCAGCTCCTGCCGCAGCACGTCATCCCCAAGCAGCACGAGATTGGTCTTGTCGGCCGCCCAGGTGCCAGTCAGCGTCAGTGGCAGCGTAGCGCCAGGGCCTGGCCGGTAGAGCCCTGCAGTTGTGCCGGTTGTAGCCGCATCGACCGCTACGTACTCGTTCCGCTCGACCAGCACGACATTGGCCGCATAGTCACCCTTGCTCACATATCCGGACGACACCAGAAACGCCTGGAACCGGCTTTCCTTGTCAGCCTGGCTTAGCGTGAAGGCGTTCTCACGCCCAGTCTGCGAAGTGGCGAACGTGTTCTCCATGCCGGCCCACGACTCGCGCAGAATGCCCTTACGGTCGGCATAGAACGGATCGACGCCGTTGACCAGCTTGTCGAGATTTTCGGCGTTGTCGTACAGGTCGCGCGGGTCCGTGCTTGGCACGTTGTTGCCGGTATTAAAGGTCATGCGTTTACTCCAGGCGTGCAAATCCGCACGGCGTCCTTGCGGGCCGTGTCCGGTATGTGGTGTTGGCTAGTTGTTAGGCGGGCGGTGTGGCGTTGTCGTAGGCGTAGACTTCGGGCGCGTAGTTGACTGCCTCTACTGACGCCCCATCTGTGCCGCTCGGGCTGATAGACGTGATCAGCGCCGGATAGCTCCAGCGATTGACCGGGCCGAACAGCAGGTGCGGCGGCTCAATGCTCCACGAGGTGTCCGGCTCGAAGTCCAAGCCAGCGATCGACAGTCGATAGTCATCGATTCGGGTCGCTGCGTAGGGTCCGGATAGCGTGCCGTCTGGCCTGCGAATCCCGACCACATGAGCGCCACCGGCCGACCAGTCGAACGGCTCGGACGATTCGATGATGCCGCTGTCGTAGCTCAGCATGATTGCGCTCTGCCCATACCCCGGCACGTCGTCAGCCACGCGGCAGAACGACATGAAACCGGAGTTCAGCGCGTCCAGTTCCGTGCCCCAGCGGTAGGCCCAGCGGCGGTGCTTGTGCGCCATCCGCTGCCGCATTCCGAGCCGCCAGGCGCGCGTCCGGTTGATGATGCCCTCGGCTGTGATCTTCTCGACTTTGCGCCCGACATCACCCGGCAAGCGGCACTTAACCGTCTCCACCGCCCAGGTGTTTTCGTCAACGTACTCAACATCCACACCATCGAAGTCGTCAGGGCCAAGCGCGGAGAAGTCCCGCTCAAGCTCTTCGGTCATGTTCTGCGGTGTGTACATGTCGGTGCGCGGCACGAATGTTTGTTCGGGCGATTCGCGAACTTCATCACGCGCCGCCGAGAGCCTTCCGCGCTCAATGGTCAGATCGGCATAGCCTGCCTTGAGCGCGTGCCCGATGATCTGCTTGACCGTCGATGCCGACTCATACGTCATATCGAAATGGTCGCCGCGCTGAGCCCACAGCTCGCCGAGGCGGTCCAACTCGTCAAAGTCGAGGTCATCGTCTGTGTAGCCGATTGAGTGGGCGACATAGGCCACGAACGGCACGATGTCTCGCGTCGGCGACTCCACGTCCCAAGCACCTTCGCCCGTCCGCACTGGTAGAACACGCGTAACCTCCGCCGAAATCATTTGCTCGGTCTGTGCGGCTAGCCTCTTGCCGCCCTTCACGCGAACGGCAATGGTCGTGACACCCTCATATACCGTTGGCGCCTGCAGCTTGGCGCGAAGGCCGTACCACTCGACACCATCGATAATCTGCGTGCTGTCCGACTTGGCACCAATTCGGCGCAGCCGAACCTCTGGCCGCATCATGCTTGGCAGCTGCAGCGACTCGGTGTAGCCAAGCTGGTCAGCCTGGGCGGCCGTGTAGGTTTTGCGAACAGACGTCCAGTCGGTGGCTACGGCCGAATCTCGGTACTGCATCTCAACCGTCACGGAGACGGAGAACTTTCGACCCTTCTTGTCGACGCCGACGATCCCGCCAGGGAACATGACGTCCCACTCGATATGACTCGCCAGCTCATTCGGCGGGCAGGCCATGAATGGGCCGGTCCAATCGCCCTCCTGCGTCGATGCGTCCAGGCTGATCAGCGCATCGGCGCTATTGAAGTCATCAAACCCGAGCCAGGCTTCAGTATCTGGTCCGCCCGTATCGGTCAGGCGCTCAACGCTGATGGCTGTTGTACTCGCCGCGACGAGGCGATACCGCAGGCCGGCGTAACCAACGCTCAGGCTGAAGGTGCCGACCGGCAGCGCGGTCACGGGCGAGCCGTCCGGGTAGTTCAGGGTCATTTCATCCGGCACATCGACGCCAGGCGTGTAGCTGTGCACGACGAAGTTGCCCTGATAATCCCCTGTAACCTCAATGACCATTCCCACGAACGGGACCATCCAGGCCAAGTCGCCTTGCACGATGTCCCGATCTACCCCGCCGTCGACGATGGTGTAAGGGCGCGGCGCCTCGATCCGCACGATCATGCCAGGCGCCCAGCCAGCCGGGAACGAGCCGGCACCGGACGGGATGGTGATGGTGTCGCCGCTGAAAATGTAGCTGGTGGCGGATGGCTGTGGCTCGACTGCATAGGTTGCGGTCAGCTCCAGGCCAGCGGAGCCGGTGGCAGTCGCGCCAACTTCCTCGGCGGTGTGCCACCACTCGGCAGCCGTATTGCCCGCCAGCGATTGGCCGGGCTGGTAGATTGTGTATTCCGCATCGCTGCCCAGGGATATCAGCGGCGTATCACCTACTAGGATTCGGCTGGCCGGGATCTCGAACTTGCCTTTGCCCACACACAGCAGCATCTCCACCCACTGGTCACGAGGCGACGAGAAGAAGCGATGTGGCGGCAGCAGGTAGTCTGGATAAACCCGGCGCTTGCCTGCCACCTCACGAATAGGCGAGTTGATTTTGACTTTGTTGCCTTTGGCTGACGCCTCGTTGAGCTCATCGCCGCGCGCCACGCCGCCAGAGCTCTTCATCTGCGGCTTGGGCATGAGCGTGATAACGAGCGCAACCGCCGCCACCGCAACGGCCGCATAGATCGCCAGCGCAGTTGCCGAAATGGGCTCCTTTGGCTCTGGAGTAACGTCCACCACATCATCAGGCTTGATGACGAAGCGATCCCACTCGGCAGACGGGACCAGGGCGCCGTTGACTTCAAAGCTGATCGGGTGGATCTCCCGCTCTGAATAGTTCTTCACGTTGGCGCGCAGCCAGGCGGCAATGGTCATCGGCTGGCCAATATGGTGCGTCTCCAGCGGCTCGCCCTGAAGCTTTGACGGGTAGATGCGGATCATGGGGTTACCTGTTGAAGTAGACGACCTTGGCGAAGCGCGCTTCAAACCTCGGGACGCTGGACCAGCTCGGCCCGGTCTTGCTGCCTGTATCGAGTACGGCTAGCCGGCCATCGATCTCGACGACGATTGCGATATGCACGCAGATGCGCCCGCGCCAGACTGTGGCAACCGCGCCCGGCTCCGGACGGCACTCCTCGAAGCCCGCAGCCGCCTGTTTGACGCAGCGCGTGAACTCAGCGGGCATGGTGTTGCGCACATGCCCGAACGACGGCAGGTCGCCCTTCCCGAACACTTCCTCACGCACCAGGCGCACCAGGCCGTAACAATCCACGAACGGCAGGTCGCGTCCCCCATCCCGATATGAGGACGAGAGGTATTTGTCCATCCAGGTCATAGGTAGCGTATGCCGGGGGCGAAGTTGACGGTGTACAGGTCGCGAGGGAACGCAGTGTTGATCAGATCGAAGAAGCCGGCCGTAACCTGCACCGTAGAGCCCTTGATCTTGCCGTTCAGCACCGTGGCGCGGTAGACCTGATCGCTCGGTGCGGTCAAGTCGCTGGCCAGATACACGCGGAAAATCAGGCTCACCTTCGACTCGGCCTCCAGTGCCGCGTCAATTTTCCGCTGCGCCTCGCCGGTCACGTTGTCGATTGCAAAAGTGAGGTTCTGCGCGCCGCTGTTCGTCTTCTTCGGCAGTGCGACGGCAATGCCTGAGGCCATGAACGTCAGCGGGCGACCATCTTCGGTGATGCAATGCTGATCATCAAACCCGTTGCACAACAAGATCGGCGCATCCCAGGCCGTGCACGCCAGCTCCAGCGTATAGATGATCGTGTCGCCGCCAGAGGCGTAGACGCGGCTGAGCACTGTCATTGCGGCCACTCCTCATTCACGCCCGAATCAAACGCGCCCATGTAGGTCTGGTATTTCGATTCTGGCCATTCGCGGTTGATGGCCTTATCAAACAGGCTTGATAGAAGGATGTACTGCGGCGCATAGAGCGCCCAGCCAGGCGCAATTTTTGGCTTGTCGCGCAGCTCGACGCGGGCCGTGTAGGACCAGCGGTCAAGCCCGAACAGGGCCGGACCTTGCGGGCTTTCAAGGAATCTCGCTTGATGCTCGGTTAGGCCGATCGGCGTCCTGAGCGTCAGCGTGAACCATCCAGCCCTTGCGACATCGCTTGCCCATGCGTCGAACAGCTGGGCCTGTGGCGTCGTGAAGATCCAGCGCAGCGAGACGAAAGAGGGAACGCTGGTGAACCGGACGCGCTGCCGTGCCCGGCCGCTCTGCATTTCGGTGCGAACGATCTGATTCGCCGCCTCAATGGCAAAGCCATCCCTGGTCGGAAACGGAAGCTCTACTGGATACTCATTCATCGACCCACCCCAGATATTCCGAACTTCCGTCCGATTGCTTGCGATGCAGGTCCGTCGCTGTAGATGTCAGCGACGAATGCGTTCACATTCCATGAGCCATCGCTGTTTTTAGTCTTCTCCACCTTGCCGGCCTTGCTTGAGTCCTCGATAAGGTTGACGTTGACAGTCATGTCGCCACCGCCCTCGCTGCCACTTGATAGAAAGTCTTTCAGGTCGGCGTTCGTGCGCTGGTCGACGACTCGCTCACCCTTGTCCAGCAGCCACGTGCCTTCACGAGGCACGCTGTCGATACCATCGTGCGCCATACCGGCGAGCGCCAAGCCAGAAACTGCGGCAGCCATTGGCTCAGTTACAGCGAGCGCCGACGCCATTGCGGCAGGGGCCATCGCCCACCCGGTGATAGGTATCGCCGCGGCGCTCGCATAGGCGTTAATCCCAGCTTGCAGCGCGGAGGCTTGCGCATTTGTTGCCATAGCCGAGGCGGCGCTAGATTGCGTAGTCTTTCCGACTAGCAGCTGTACAGCCTGATAAGCGAGCCACTGGGCGGCCATCTGACCGAGCGCATTGATTATCGATCGGGCCATCCCCTCCGCCAGCCCAGAAACCGCCTCACTTAGGGATTGGGCATCGAAGACCATCGACTCGAAGGCATCGCCGAAGCGGCTACTGAAGCCTTCAACAACGGTGCCGGCCAACTCATCGAAGCTGGACAAACTCTCCTCTGCGGCGGCTAGGTATCGCTCCCAGTAGCTGCCATTGACCTCAAGCAACTTCTCGTCGCGCTCCTGCTCCAGCCTGATCATGGCCTCATCGCGCTCTTCTGCCGTGAGCAGAGTTGCATCCATGATGATTTTGCGGCGTCGCTCGTAGGAAGCCTTGATGGCCTCTTCTTCTGTCATCAGAGAATCGATGATCGATATCGCGTCTCGGTTTGTCTGCTCCTCGGCTTCGTTAACCTTGCGGATTGCTTCAGCCTGTTTCTCATAGGCCTCAACGGCCTGCAGAGCGGTGCGCGCACTCGAAATTTGGGCCTCGGTCGCGCCATCCATTGATAGCTTGTAGAGCGCCGACTCAGTGGCGTTCATGCCGAGCATCTGCGCCTGAAGCTGAAGTGCCGACACTTGGTTCTGCAAGGTTTTCTCAGATGTCTTGCCGCGGGTGCGCTCTGCCTGCTCTAGGCGGTACAGTTCGGCCGCCAGCTTCTCGGCCTCTTCGCGCTCCTCCTTCGTGGCCTCAGCGCCCAGTGACTGAATGGCTGCCAGTCGTGCGCGGGCTTCACCTTGAAGCTTTGCCAGTTCCAGCTGCTCGCGCATTCGGGCGATAGCTTTCTGCCCGTCTGCGCTGGTCGCTGGCTCTTCTGGGTCGCTCAGCTCCGGCGCTTTGCTGCGTTTGCCAATTTCTTCGTCTACAGCGCGCAGCCGCTTGCGGTACTTCTCCAGCGCCTCATCAGCGATCAGCGCTTTCTCGGCAGTGACCTCAAGCTCTTCGCGCCATTCTTGAGCCTTCGCGCTATTCGGGAAGCGAGAAAGGTTGTCGCGCAGCGTCTCGACACGGGCATTCAGCGCGGTCAGTTCACCAGCTGCGCCGTGCGATTCGGTTTCGATTTTGGTGAGCAGATCGGCACGCAGCGCCCGCAGCGTTGCATCGCCTAGATCGTTGATCGACTCGGTAAGCAGATCGACAGGCGGCTTAGCATCGCGGGCATTGCTGGCAAACGTATAGAGCGCGCCGGCAGCTAGCAGGATCACGCCAGCCGGACCTCCTAGCAGGGCCATAGCGCTGCGCAATCCGTTGGCTACCACTGTGCCAGCCGTCATTGCCGTATTGAGCGCGTTCTGCGCTGCTGCGTGGCTTGTTGCAGCCTGCAAGGCCAGCGCCTGGGCTGCTGAGAGGCTTCGCGCAGCAATCGCGTGAGCGTTGGTGCCTTTCGCTGCTTCGAATTCGGCCTTTGCGACAGCCAATGCAGCCATGGCCGATTGACGCTCAGCGGCAGCACGCGCAGCGATAACAGTTAAAGCTTCGCGCTCCTTGGCGATGCGGACGACGGTCGCAACTGCGGCCTGCCCCTGCGCCGAGGTGTAGGCCAGCATTGCGGTAACAAGCCGCGCGCCTAGGGCGACGGCAAGGTATTCGGCGGCGGTGCTGATGCCATCCAGGGCGCTTTTCATCGCCTCGGTGTCTTCGCTGAACTCTAGAACCGAGTCGGCGGCAGCTGTGATGCTATTAGTGACGCTCTGTATGGCGCCGCTCTGCTTCTCGACCGCCACCAAAATTGCAGTGATTGCAGTTTCTGCGCGGACCCCGGCGTCCTTCAGGTTGGTCGCCATGTTGGCGGCGGCCTTGGCGTTGTCGTCCAGCGACTTTCGCAACCCTTCGGACAAGTCGCGAGCCGAAAGCTTGCCGGCGGCGCCCATAGCGCGGATTTCTACTGCGGAGCGGCCAGTTGCCTCAGCAATCTCATTGATTACAGACGGCAGCGCAGAGGTAATCGTTTCCCACTGATCCGCAGCCACGCGACCAGTGTTCATGGACTTCGAGAAGGCGCTGATGGCCGCCTCGGCTCGCTCAGCGCTGGTTGCGTTCGTCACGAACGCATAGGACATAGAGTCCGTGACGTCCAGCGCCTGCTGAGTCGAGTAACCCATACTGCGTAGGCTGTCAGCGGTGCGGATGTACAACTCCTGCGCCTCGGATAGCGAGCGGTAGGTGCCGTTTGCGGTGTTGAGCAGGCGGCGCTGCACGAGCTCGAACTCGGCCTGGCTGCGCGTGGCCATCTGCACGCGCTCAGCCATTTCCTGATAGGTCTGGACCAGGCCGGCAGCAGAACGCAGGGCCGACGCGGAAACGGCGGCGACCAGGGTAGTACCCAGCGCGGCGACGGCGGTCTTTAGATGGCCAGTGGCGATCGCGTTGCGCTTGGTCTGCCGCTCCAACTGATCGAACCCGCCTTCAGCCTTGCGGGACGCAGCTTCCAGGCGATCCAAGTCGCTCGCAGCCTTAAGGCCGCTTGTGCTGTCCACGCTCAGGACTAGGCGGGCGTATTCGGTCATGCTTTTCTCCGGCCATAAAAAAGCCCGCACTAGGCGGGCTTCTTGAATCGATTTCTATTATTTAGGGGGCGAGCCCTGCTGCATCACTTTGTAAGACGACTCGATTGTTTTTTGGCTGGCTTCAATCATGTCGGCAGTAAGCGTCTGATTACCCCATCGCGCCACCTTCCCTTCTTCGAACGTGACCACTAATCGATCCTGAGCGAGCTGTTCGTTATCCATCGGGGTAAACCCCATCATTACCGGATTCCAGTAAATCCAGCGCTCGCGGTCTTCGTTCACGTCAGTTCTGCGCGGTAGGCCCATGGCCGCCTGCACGTCAGTTTTTGACATTCCCAGCGACAGGTTCATTGACTGCCGGTTGTAGTCGATACGATTGTTCGCGCAGCCTGCGATAATGAGCAGCGCCGCTGCGATGAGAATCTTGCGCATGGTTCCCCTCCCTGTATGAAAGGGCCAGATTATCACCGATTCTCGGCCATCGCCTTGAGCGCGGCGCGCTCCATGATTTGCATCGCTTCCAAGTGGTCGCGTTGCTGACTGCGCTTGATGCCATTCATGCGGAACAGGGACTCAAGCGCCGTGTAATCCAAGCCAGTCGGGCCGTTCATGCCGGTTCGCCACTGCGTCTGCATCGACAGGAAGACATCGAAGACCTGCCAGTTCTCAGGCCAGATACCGAACTCTTCTGCGGGGTAGTCCTCGGGGCGCAAGCCGAACCGGGCCATCTCTTCGGGGTCGGCACCCTTCCGATAAAGCCGCTCGACAGCCCCCTCTAGTTTCCCCGGCGACCGTCCACCAGCGCATTGATATACGCGGTCAGGACTGCTTTCGGCGCCATGACGTAGTTCTTACACAGCAGCTCAATGCTCTCCGGGCCGAACTCTTCTTCGAGATCCCAGCCGGCGAGGATTTCACCGAGCAATGCGGGGTCTTTGATGCTCTTGTTCTTCACCAGGGCATCAAGGCTGTCCTTGTCGCGGTGTTTGAACTCCATCACCGGCTTGGCGACCTGGCCGTCAGGCAGCGGGATTTCTACCGGCGCCTTGAATGTAGGGTTCGGGGTCAGGGTGAATTTAACGCTCATGAGTCGTCCCTATTTGGAAGGGGGGAAGGCCCGCCGAATGACGGGCCCAGTTGCATTACGCCGCGTAGCGCATTGGCTCGGAAGTCAGCGAAACGGTGCTCTGCAGGCCCATCAGCTCGTTCTTGGTGAGCGTCGGGGTCTTGTTCAGGGTCACGTAGCCGTTGTAGTAGATCGCCGAACTGGACGGCAATACGACCGATACGGCGCGCGGGATGCGGTCGTCGTTAGCGTCGGAGAGGATGCCGTACCAAGGCAGCTCAGCATCGTCACCGATGGTCATAGCAAAGCTGGACGCGCTCTTGACGGTCGGAATCTGGTGCTCGACGTCCTCCTCAAGGAACGAGTAGGTGACGAATTGCTGCTCGCCGCCCGACGTGGTGAACTCCAGAACCTGCGTGACCTGCTGCCAGGTGCTGACCTTGCGCACCGAGCCCGCGCCCCCGCCGATCGGGTATAGGTTGGTGGAAGTGGTGTTGATGCCTTCCAGCTCGAAGCTGTCTGCGGTGATGTTAGCCACGCGAGCGATACGGCTGTTCAGGCGGGACCAGCCGGAGGTCACCTCGACGATGTCACCAGCAACGAAGCCATGGGCTACTGCTGAGGCGACGGCCGGGCTGGCGTTGGATATTGCGGTGACGGTGACGGGCGCGGCATACGCGGAAGCGATAGACACGACGGCGCCGTTGGGTAGCGAAACTGCCATTTGATTTTCCTCTGGGTATAAAAAAACCGCCTTTCGGCGGCTCTGGATTGCCCAACGGGCGGTTAAATCGTGTCGGCCCGGTAGGTGAAGCTAACCGGAACCATGAAGTGAATGTCGCCAGTTATTGGCGGGCCCTCACTGCAAGGGGTGACGATCTGCACAGCGAAGCTGCCAGATACAAGCCGATCGTTAAGCGGAAATAGCTCGCCAAGATCAGCGGCCAACGTCTCGGCATCAGTCGGGCCTTTCCCTTTCGGCGTGAACACGCTGATCTGACACACCCCGCTGTACTCACGGTGCGCGCCGGCCAAGTCCGCGCTATCGGTCGGCGCTTTGAGCAAGTTGAACCGAAGGTACTGACCATCTGGCGGGGTGAATGCAACGTTCTCCCACGCAACCGGCAGCGAGCGCGCAGCAGCAAACGCCGCCAGCCTGCCTTGCAGCAGTGAACGAATCAGCTTGTTGGACATTGGTCACACCTTGTTCTTGGCGATTGCGTCTGCGAGGTTCTTTTGCACCCGGGCGAAGTTGACCCGAACCATGCCGGCAGGCGCCTGCTTACTGCTGCCGTACTCAAGCTCTTCGATGTACGGGAGGTTGTTGGCGATATACGTTTCCTGCCCCGCGCCCTTCGGCGTGTTCGCGGCCACCTCTGCCATCGCCTGCTGGCCGCTCTTGTCGAGACGATCAGGCGTTGTCGTAGCTGGTTGGCCTACGGTCGTCTCCCATGCCCCTCTCGCTCGCCCACTGTCGACGGGAGTGTCACGAATCACGCTATTGAAGAGCGACAGCGTCACCGCTCGCACCGTCCGGTCGACTGACTCATCAGCCTTCAGCGCAAACTTCCGCACATCATCTGCGAAGCTCATCAGCGCCTACCCTGAAGCTCATACACCAGCGGCGTACCGGCTGGGTTGATCTCCTTGATGTTGACGATGGTCCACGTTGCGCCGTCCGCTATCACTGTAGTGGTGAGCGTCGGTGGTGTGAGGCCTTGGGCTGCGACGAGGATCTTCTTGTCACCTTGGCGGATAACCGTGCCCTCGGCGTAGCTCATGCCGGCCTGCTGAAGCGCGTAGTCTTGCAGGATGGCTTGTGCGGGCTGATCTACGGTCGTTTCCGGCGTGGATCCGCCAGTCACCGGGTCGTACTCGCCTGGCACCGTGTCGCGGAGGGTTATGGACTGGCCGAAACGAGCGATCAGGTTTAATGCAGTGGCGCTCATCCGATCATAGAACGCGCTCATGTCACGCCCTCACGGCAAATAGGCCACGCTTGACCAGATAGTCAGCAAATTGCGCACGACTCGGCCGATCCGGCGCGGCCTGCAGCAGATAGCCCGACTTGTTCTCGGCGTACTGCACATCAACAGCGCCCTCTACCCGCTCGCGGATCACTGCGCCTTGACGCTGAGCAGGCGGGTCAATGTCGTCCGCGTGAATCTCGGCAGCCAGGGCCATCTGGCCATATTGGATGCGCGCCGGAATGTAGGTGGACGGCAGAATCTCTCCATCTACCTCGGCACCATAGCGAGGCCACGCCAGAGCCTGCGCAGCGCTCGCTTTGCGGCCTTTCCAGCCCATGACCTGCATCTGTAGTGCGGCACGACGCAACAGCGCTTCCTGGGCCTCTACAGTGGCAGGAACGGTCACGCCGTAGTTCGCGGCATAGCTGACCAGCTCGGCGGCCGTGGCGTACGACTCGCTGTCGGGCTTTCCCGTGCCGTCCTCAGTGATCAGTGCCATGCGTTATTCCTTGGCCCGGGCTCGCCGTGGCTTGGTCGGTTCTTTTGGCTTCGTCTCGCTTTGCTGCGCGACCCTGCCTGAAATCTGTTCGTTGTACATGCGCTGCAATCGCAGCTGTTCAGCAATTGTCATCTGAGCCTCCAAGATGGCCCCCATTGCTGAGGGCCTATCCGTTTAGCCGTTGGTCACGAGGAACGCCAGCGGGATGTTCTTGCGATCAACCACGCGATCCCACACAGCCGCAGTCGCCAGCTCGGCCAGCGAGAACGACTCGGCAGCCGGGGG